ATGTATAGTTGGGACAAGAACAATATTTGTAATTATACATTAGAAGATATTTTTACTAATGATTTTTACAAAGGGTATTTTAATAATTTATTAAAGTTGAACCCGATAGTTATTCATAATGAACAGGAAGGCATATGTTAAAAGTTAAAGATGGTACGGTGATTGAAGGTAGTTTTAATGATGAGGAATTCATTCCTATTGTAGTCAACTCAGAATTCTCCACACTATTAGTTCAAATAGATTTAGAAAATTTCGAACCAAAGTGTGTTGAAATTACAATGTTGCTTGCAGGTGAAGGCAAACAATACGGTACAGATTATGTTATTGTTAGGAGAGCAGTAAGTGAGAGTTAATATTGTATGTGCCAAGTGGGGGACAAAATATGGTCCTCACTTTGTAAACAAATTAAAGAATATGGCAAAAAGAAACTGTGATCCAAAACACGATTTCCATTTCTATTGTTATACTGATGACTCCGAAGGCTTTGATGATGACATTAAGGTTATAGACTTCCCAGATATTCCAAACATACACCCGAAGTATTGGTTCCAAAAAGACGAATTTAAATATGGCATGGCACGATGTTGGGATAGACCTAAAACATTTGTATTCAATACGCACAACTTTGCTGAAGATAAACCTACAGGACGTTTTGTTTTCTTTGACTTAGATGTAATCATACAGAATGACATAGAGCCTTTACTTACATACAACATGGAACGGCCTACTAAGTTAAGATCTTGGTGGCAAGATCCTCGTCCAATGAAGACTCGTAGATTTAAATTGGCACATGGTGCATACACAAATGGCAGTTGTCAAGTATGGAGCGACGATCAGGCAGAATGTATATGGGACGATGTATTAAAACACCAGGAACAGATATGGTTTACATATACAGACGGTACAGACAATTATCACTCTTGGAGATGGGGAGACTGGGGTAAGAAACTATGGGATCACTTCCCGGCAGACTATGCTTACTCGTATAACCGAGGCCGTAGTTGGGACGATGACGATTTAGAAGTTGACATTTACAGAGAGACTCCAATTGTATGTGTATTTAATATTGATCTACTACCGTTTGAGGATGCTAGTAGAGGACACACAAAACAAGATGAGTTAGCAGACCCTGCGTTATTGAGGCATTGGGTATAATGCACATAGAGTATTTAAATATCTATACGGTTAAACATGGTACCAAATACGGCTCCGCGCATGTTAACAAGATATTAGAATCCTGTAAGCAGAATTTGTCTTACAAGTTTACGTTTCATTGTTTAACTGAAAGTCCTAAAGGATTAGATGAAGACATAGTAGTCATTCCTCTTCCTAAAGATAACAAGTTAGAAAAATGGTGGAATAAGATGTACTTGTTTGATAGCAACGTTGTAAGACAGAAGGGTGAGAATCTTTTCTTTGACTTAGATGTTATCATACAAAAAGACATAGATGATATAGCTAATTTCGATCCTGAGGATTGCTTAGCTTTTGGCCAAACACATTGGCATGATTTAGAAACTATGGCAAAGAACACAGAGCATGTTCCTCATAGATTCACAGATTTAAATAGTAGTGTATTAAGATGGAACGATAACCTGGATACAGAAAATATATCGTTATATTTTAAAGCACATTTGGAAAAGGTCCTATGGTACTATAGGGGGATAGATAACTTCTTCATGCACAAGGGTGTAGCAAGAATTAAATATTTTCCAATAGGGTGGTTTTATAGTTACAATCACGGGTACATATATCCGCATGATGTAGAAAAACAAGTGTACAGACAGATACCATATGTTTGTTTATTTGATTCAATGGGAAGAAAAGAAGATGTTAAATTTTAATTTTTTAAACAGTATGCAATATTGGGGAGAGGGTTTAGCCAAAGTCGAGCATGAAATGAAACACAAGCACGATGACTTTAGGCAGGCGCTTAATCCGAATACTATGGAAGGGGCTATTTGGTTAGTTGAAGAGCTAAAGAAAAGCCTAGACAATTACATGAAAGACGAGCAGTTTAATATTCTTATATTAAATAGCTGGTTAGGAGTTCCTTTAGTTCCACTGCTGTGTGAGAACTTGTCCGTAGGAGAAATGCACCTAGTTGACATCGATAAAGAAGCTTTAGAGCTCTCTAAGGTCTTTAACAAGCATTATAGCACTGAAGAATACATAAAATTAAATCATTGGAACTTAGATGTTCCCTTCGCTTTTGATGAACTTAATCAATTGAATGTTGATATTGTAATTACAATGGGAGCAGAACAGATGTTTCCATTACAGGATTTAAAAACAGCAAACAAACATGCAGTATTTGCTTGTCAATCATCTAATGTTATTGAAGAGATGTATGGTATCAACTGTGTGGATAGTGAGAAGGCTCTTATTGAGAACGTGGGTCTTAAAGATACCATGTACTCAGGTAAAACAAAACAATTTTACTATGATTGGAATGGTAAAGTATACTTCGATAGGTTTATGGCAATTGGCACAAAATAAAAAACTGAACGCAGCTTTAAAAGAAGCATCCTTCGATACTTTTATAGGAGCAATAATAATGTTCCCTTTAAGTGTATTCATAATAAAAGTTTGTATAGAGTACGCTGAAACCACAGCATTTATGGCTGCGTTAATTAACTTTATATCTTTAACTGGAGTAGCCATCGTGAGGAAAACCCTAGTGAGGCTAAGGTTCTCCAAGTACGATGTGTTTGATTAGTCTCGTTCGCCGATCTTTTTAAACTTACGTCTAGATTTACTAAACTGTTTTAAAGGACTCTTAAAGACTTTGTCATTGTATTGAACCAAGTGTCCAGTCTTTTTGTTAACGTGATATATTCCATTTGTTATATTCACGCCATCCCAGTCAGTTACTTCTTGTAATATCTCAATCATTTCTATCTCCTATACCCCAGTCAATTACTACTGGGAAACGTGGAACACCATCTGGTGTCTTCTCAAAATATCTAACAGTAACCCAAGTAGGTTTTACTTCCTGTTCAAGTAATGCTTTTAATACAGCCTGTTGTCCTCTAACTCCACTACCGAAAGTTCTACCATCGCCTAACTCTAGTTCAAAGTGTTTGGCATATCCCGCCCAGTTACCTGAACCCTCTAGTACTTTAACAACATTAAACTCTTCGGTAACAAACTCTTTTCGTTTAAGTAGATTCTTACTTCTTTTATTCTCATAAGGTGTGTCGTTACGAACCATTTGTCCTTCGTATCCTTGCTCTGTGTATTCTGAATATAAAGTATCTAGTTCGTCTTGGCTATCACACCATGTTGTTGTAACTAATTTAATACAATCACTGCTACGCCAAGCCATAAAGTCTTCATTAAGAAAGGCATCTCTATCTGAAAATGATTCGTTGTCTAAATCTACCATATCATATACATGATACTGAACAAGTTTTTCTGCCATTTCTTGTTCTTCCTGTGAAGGTTTTATTTTACGAACTAGACTTGTAATCTTGTTGAAGTCTGATTTTAGTGCGTGATTATAAAGTTCACCATCTAATATAACATCAGGCCACTCTTCAAAGAAAGCTTTTAGATCATTGTATATGTGATTACAAGTTGTAATCTCTTTTCCTGCTCTTGTATAAAGGCCGTCTTTTCTTGCAATACATCTAATACCATCTAACTTAGGTTGACTGAAACCATTAGACTGAGGTCTTTTAGTGTAGTCATGTGCTAGTTGGGGTTTAAACTTATCGTAAGAATCAACAAGTGAGATGTCTTCAAAGTATTCTTTTTCTACTTTCTTATCCCACATTGCTTGAGCTTCTTTTTGTGCTTGTTCAGCATCTGTAGTAGCATTTGCTTTACCTTCGTTCTTGCCGTAAGCATCTTTCCAACCACTAGTAACTAGTTTGCCGTCTTTAATGCCTGCAATAGTTCTAGTAGCATTCATCACACCATTAGAATATTCGACTGTTAGTTCACGAATGTTTCCGTTCGTGTCTCTTTTGTATAGTTTGTTTAAAGGAAATATCATAGTATGTAGACTCCATTTGAAAATACTGTCTGCCAAACAGCTAGGGCTAGTAGTACTAGGATTCCTGCTGCAAGTAATTTAACTAAAAACATTAACATTCCTGGTAAAAATTTAAATGCCAAAAAGCCTATTGCTAACAATCCGATTAGTTCTAACATTAAGCCACCTCTAACATTGAGTAAGGAACATTGACTTTTGAAAGTCCTCTTCCTTGCCAGTTCATTTCAACAACACATTTCTTAGGGTTCATCTTAACAATCACCGCAGAAGTAGATTTAGTCTTTTGAACTACATTTACTTTCTGTCCAACTGAAAATTGATGACACTTGTTCCATGTCGTTGAGCCGCTTTTCAACTGATTTGCAAAGTTCACAATCTGAGTCAATTCATCTTGATTCATTGTTGACATTTCTATTTTTAAAGTTTGAATATTCATTATTTAGTCCTCACTATTTTTGTTTGTTTCTTCATTTTATACCGTTATTATAGCACCCTAGGGACCATAAGTCAAGCATTATTTTAAAAGAGTTCCAATTGAGTTGAAGTAACTTCTACCTTTAATTGGTTCATTGCGTTACTGTTTAGGTAAGCAGTTTTCCATCCACCTGACGGCCATTTAGCATAACCAATCAAGTAGTAATCTGCCTTAATAGTAGGGTGAGCGGTTGCTTTCCCAGCATCTATTTGTAACACTTCACCTGTTAAAACACCAGCTCCTGATGTCCATGTTATAGTTTGCCCTACATTCGCCCAATTACTTACTCTCATATTCTCACCTTTTATTGTTTGTTTCTTCATTATACCGTTAGTATAGCAAGCATAGGACCAAAAGTCAAGCACTTTATGAAAAGATTTCAACTCTTTTTAGGTGTTAAATCAGTAACTTAGGAGAGATGATCTGCGGATTCGCCCGAGATATCCTCAATCATGTTGCGCCACATGTCGATTTGAGGGATAACATAGGCTAATGTGATGCGTGGTTCGTGTGTTCCAGCACAATGATAGTACACTTTCTCGGGTTCTCTGCCCTTGCCGTAGTATCCTACCTTACAAGACCAACCACCAGGATCATCCATAGTGACTATCTCATGTGTTTTGGCGTCCCTGTACTTAAAGAAGCCGCCTCCCTTCTCTGTATATGATAGAAGGATATTATAACCAGAGGCGTTCCAGTTATTGTGCCACCCCATATAACCATCAACTGGATAGTATACATGAACTGCCTCATTTCTAGCTCCTAGAAACTCCAATAGTGTAGATGACATTTGTTCGTGTTTAACTCTAAAGTTGTCAGGGCATAGGTGTTTTAGTCCCATTAGATCAAAGCTTCTAGAGATTTCGGGATAGCCTACATGTGCGCCATCCTTTTGTAATATCTTAGCTAAATACTCAGGTCCACAACAATACTCCATATCAACTTTAGTGTCGTTCTTTTCGTTTTCGTCTGATAACTTATTCAATGGTTCCAAGTCTTGACTAAAAAACCAATCGCTGTAGGGCGTAAGAATATCTAAGAGTTCATCACTTATATCGGTAAATATCATAGTGGTGCACTCCTTGAATTGTGATCTTTACTAAACATTAATTTTTCTGCCGTATATTGTTCTTGCCATGTGTAATCATATCGTGTAGATTTGTTCTCTATTATATTAAGATCGCTATCAACAAAGCCTACTGCTGTTATGTTATCACACTCTTTAATTATTATATCTAATGATTGCCAAGAGTCGTCTGGAAACAATTCAAAAGCTGGCATACCCATGACTGCATCTCCTACACCTGTTTTAGGATCATTGTAATCATAACCTTTATCTTCTAGCCACTTAACAAAACCTGATTCTTCATCCATCCTATATAAATCTAATTCATTGCCAGGACCTGTAAGACATATTTGTACTTCACCTACCATAATACAATGTTGTGATATACCGGTATCATCTATGTATTCGTCTCCATCTTCAAACACCTCTCTAAGTGTTTTTCCTGTTTGTGCATAGTATGGAACGAGTGCGCCCCATAGTATTCCTGACTTTCCCCAGTCATTACTATGTTTGTCTTCATAATAATATTTTATTCTCTCCTTGCGTTTAACTCCATCCCAACAGAAACTGTTGTAGCTTATTCCTGTCCAACCATATGATTCAAAATCTCCATGCCCAGGTGATATGGCGTGTACATAATTTTCTATTTCATGGCAGGCATTATTAAGGCAATGTGTAGCCCAACGAGTATGGTTATCCATAATCTCATACCACTTACTTACACTCCATGTTTGTCCTATAAGTACCTCGAAGTGATGATGTAGTTGATTAAAATCATCACGAAATAAATCGGGAGTCCAACAACGCTCAGGTGTAAAGTGTTGTGTTATAGTAGGAAAGTCTGTTAGTCGGGTATTAATAACTTCAATAGCATCATTAAGTTCATCACATATCTGTTGTACGTTACGACTCCATGGCTGATCTTTTGTTTTAGGAAAGCCTTTATTCATAAAACGTTTATCTAGAAGTGCGTATGATGTTTGATTATCTATACCTATATAGTTGGATATAAGTGTTTTCTTCCAAAACTGAGATATATGCTTATCATTAATATTCCAATACATGGTGAAAGCACTCTCACCATTAGAATACTCTACAAAGAATCGTTCATTATCAAGTGTCTGTCCAATCATAGACGACCCTTTCTATTCCCAGCAGTTACTTCATGTTGAGGTATAGTGTAGTGATAGAAAACTATATCTTCGTCTTCTAACTCTTCCGGGTTGTGTCCGTTGATAAAGTTCCATTTAACATGTAAGTCTTCTCCCCATCTCACACCATGATCGCTATAAGTTAAAAGCTTCCACATGGTGAAGGTGTCCCACTTACGAGCTGCCTTAGGATAGTCTCCAATTGGAATTGTCTCGTCCTGCTGTTTAACATACGCTCCCCACCAAGAATCCATTAGTCTAATTGTCTTTGGATTATTTCTGTATATAAACATGCCACAGTGCATTGTCATCTCTTCCGTATTAGAGAGTTTCGTTAGCGCTGCGTTGTATGGTCTAATCTTTGTGAACAACAAATCTAAATCATCTGGGAGTTGATCAAACACATCTGCAACTGCCTCATCCTGACATACCATATCGGCATCCAAGTAACAAGTCTTACCCTTGTATGGTGTTTGTCCTAACGCCCATAGTTTAGCTCTTATATGTTTAGGAACTTCCCAATGTACAATATAGTCTGCGTGGTTCCAATCGCTTGGTTGTATCCAAGATTCATCATCTGTATAGACTGTAATGTGTGCTTCAGGCCAAAACAATTTAACTGACTCTGCACATTCAATAGCTGCTTTATAAAATCTAATAGACTTAGATGCTACTATAATAAATCCATTATCAGGGAAGTCCTCAGGCTTTCTTAGCATCTTCACCAATAACTCCTATCAGCTTAAGTTCTTCGGCTAGTAGTATGCTAGTTAA